GCGTTGGTGATATCTTCTTCAAGACTCGTGGCATGACGGTAAGGGATGGCATCTACATGGTTGGCGCTCTTGAGAACGTAAAGCGTTACATTCTGGAGGATATCGAGTAATGGATTGGTTGGATATTATCCTACATGCTGTTGCTGCTGCTGGCATGGTTGGTGTTCTTGCTGTGTTTGGTATGAATCCTTGGCACGCAGCTATCTTCAACGGTGTTTTGTGGGGAGTTCGTGAGTTTGCCCAAGATTGGATGAAGGGTTACAGACCTCTTTACATCTGGCCCATCAGGCGTTCAACACAAAAGGATTGGGAGTTTCTGGCTCCATTGGGTGTAGGTTTTCTGGTAGCAGGATTGGTAGTGATGGGATGATGGACAACAAGATGCGGTGTAGTATTTGTAATTATTGTAATGGTTTGAGTGATAGCCTTGACACATCTGTTGATGGTATTTACAGGGAAGTGAGGTGGCGTAGCAGATACAACGATTGGATTTGTTCGGATTGCTACAATACCATTATCGAAACCAATCAGGAATTTGAGGACGTGGATGATGACTGAATACGATTACATTGCTGGTTACGTTGAGCCTGGGATTTCCGTTATCGAGAAGACGCACAAGGCTATTGTCGAGGGAACCAAGGTTGAACTGGAGGTTATGATCTCTTACAATGAATCCAGCGAGGAATACGACCTTCACGTAAAGGACTCTTTTGGTGATTATATTTATGTAGGTTCGTTTCCAACCGATGTTGCCCACAAGATGCTGAGTTCTCTCAATAACCACATTCCAGACATCGTGCCAGAGGATTGAGTTTTGGAACAAGAACAATGGGATGGATAAAACTGCACGCCCCGTGCCCTAGGTGTCCGTCCAGTGATGCTATGAGTGTGGACTCTAGTGGCTGGGGCTTCTGTTTTTCCTGTAATTCACGGATACCTCCAGAGGAAACAGGTGTCATGCAGACCAACATCACCCCAATCCAACGAGATGACGTAACATTCGGTTTTCCTGATGAGTATCGAGGCATTTCAAGGGATACGTTCGAGAAGTTTGGTGTGTTGTTCAAGTTCGACAAACACGGGAAACCAATCGAGTGCGCCTTTCCGTATTGTGGAATCGCCAAGAAGGTCAGGGATCTTAACCACAAGTCGTTTCGTTGGGTCAATTATTCCTCTGAGTGTCCTTTGTTTGGTTTGGACAGGTGGACTCCTGGTTGTGCTCGTGCTGTTACTGTTGTCGAAGGTGAGTTCGATGCCCTTGCCGTTTACGAGATGATGGGGGATTACCCCGTGGTGTCGGTTCAGAGTGCAAGCACAGCCAAACGGGATTGTCAGAAGGCATTCGAGTTTCTCAACAGCTTTGAAAACATCTACCTTTGTTTCGATAACGACGAGGCAGGACAAAGGGCGGCAGAAGAAGTTCGTTCCTTGTTTGATTTCAAGAAGGTAAGGCTTGTCAAGCTGACGAAACACAAGGATGCGAACGATTATCTCAAGGCTGGTGATGTTGGTGAGTTCAAAAGAGCCTGGTATAATGCAAAGGTTTACAGCCCTGACAACCTTCTGTTCACCTTGGATGATTTTCGTGAAGTCCTTGACAACGTTGTCTCCAAACCTTCGGTATCGTGGCCTTGGCCCAAGCTTCAGGAGATGACATACGGCATTCGTCCTGGTGAAATCCTGTTGTTCACGGCACAAGAAGGTATTGGCAAGACGGAAATTTTTCGTTCTATTGAGTATCATCTGCTGAGGTTTACCGACAAGAAGATAGGCATCATTCACCTTGAGGAAACAGCAGACAGGACTCTTAAGGGGTTGGCTGGTTATGTCATGGAACGCCCAATGCATATCAACGGGGCAGACACCAGCGAGGTTCTTAGCGCCATCGAGAAGTTGACAAACAATGGTGAACGCCTGTTCATTTACAACCACTATGGTAGTGCCGAACCTGATGACATTGTGAACATTATCCGATATCTTGTTTCCGTTGTCGAGTGCGACGTTGTGTTCCTTGACCACATCACGATGATTGTCTCAGGGTTGCTTGAACTTGATGAACGAAGGGCGCTTGATGTTCTGTCAACACAACTTGCAACCATTGTCCGAGAGCTGGACTTTACCCTGTTTCTGGTGAGCCATGAAAACGATGAGGGCAAGACACGTGGCAGCAGAAACATCTCCAAGATTGCAGACCTTCATGTCAGACTGTTGAGGGACAAGGAAGCAGAGAACACAGAGGACAGGAACACAACGAAACTTCTAGTGGTCAAGAACAGGTTTGGAGCAGAGACCGGATACGCTGATGACCTGTGGTTTGATACCAAGACATTTATGATTAGACCGAAGGAGATATACGATGGGCACGTGCACACACCAGAAGAAAGAAAAGAATCGAGTTAACAGGTTGATTAAACCTGAGTTCAAGAAGGGGTTGAGGTGGTGCGTCCTCGATATTGAAACAGATGCACTTGTCAAACCTTCTGTGGTGCACGTTGCTGTTGTTCTTGGAGATAATGGTCATGTTAGCGTGTGTCTGGACAGGGACCAGCTTATCTATGCTCTAGCAGAATATGATGTTATCGTGGGACACAATGTGATTGGCTTCGATGGTCCTGTATTGAGGGAGCTGTGGGACATTGACATATTCGCTTATCGTGTTATTGATACTAATGTTCTTAGCCGCGTTTATTTCGATAATTCTGACGGACAGGGACATTCGCTAGACGCTTGGGGCAAACGACTTGGTTACCACAAGATAGAGTTCAAGGACTTTGACAAGCTGACTGATGGGATGGTTGAATACTGCATCAGGGACACGGAGGTAACCAAGAAACTCTTCAAGCTGTTCAGGCATCATGGAGTCCTTGAGGGAGAGGCGTGCTATCGTATCAACTGGCTTGAACACAATGCTGCTGCTGTCTGCTCCGACATGCGTGTGAATGGCTTCAGGTTCAACACAGAGGCTGCTCGCGAGCTTCTTTCTCGTATTGTCAAGAGGCAGGAGGAGCTTCTGGCTGAGTTTCAAAAGGTGTTCAAGCCCCAGCTCAAGCTCGAAAGGGAGTTCGAACCTCGTGTCAAGAAGGATGGCACCATCTCAAGTGTTGGTTTCAAGAAGCTGGGGGACCCGGACTATGTGTTCAAACAGGGTGAAAGGATTATCCATTCGCTTGAGGACGTGGTTTCTGGAGAATTGGTTTCGATTTATCGTGTGGTGAACTTCAATCCCTCTTCCGAAAAGATGGTCATCGATGAGTTGTGGCGCTATGGGTGGCAGCCTGTGGACAAGACCAAGGGACACCAGAAGGCGCTCAAGGACAAACAGAAATGGAAGGAACGGGGAGAGGAGTTCAAGAGGTATGGATGGCAACTCAATGAAGCGAACCTGTCAACCCTGCCGGACGATGCACCTGATGAAATACAGCACCTGAAGGAATACCTTGTTCTTGTGTCTCGTCGCGGTTTGTTGGAAGGGTGGCTGGAGTTGGAGCGATACGGACGCATCCATGGGGATTTCCTGCATATAGGGACTTGGACACACAGGATGGCTCATCGCAACCCCAACATGGGAAACGTTCCTTCTCACGGTCTCTATGGCAAGGAGTGTCGTTCTCTGTGGATTGCGGATGAAGATTGCGTGCTCGTTGGCACCGATGCAAGTGGTATCCAGATGCGTATATTTGCGCACTACTCCGAGGACAAGGAGCTTATCGAGACCATTGTTTCTGGTGCTGATGTGCACGACATGCATGCTGAACGCCTTGGTGGTGTGGAGCGACAGAGAGCCAAAACGTTTATCTATGCGTGGCTTCTTGGTGCCGGTGTTACAAAGGTTGCGGAAATCCTGGGGTGTAATGTTAATGAAGCCAAACACAGAATGGAGTTGTTCCTGCAATCCTATCCACGCCTCAAGGAGTTGAAGACGGAGTTGTTTCCTAAGTGGGCAGCACGTGGATGGTTTGAGGCTCTAGATGGAAGGCGCATTCCTTGTCGTAGTTCACACCTGATGTTGGCTGGTATGTTGCAGAGTGGTGAAGCTATTGTCATGAAGCTTGCCAATATCCTGTGGCGCAAGAAACTCATGGAAACGGGTGTGTGGTTCAAACAGGTTAACTTTGTGCACGATGAATGGCAGACGGTGTGCAAACCAGAGGACGCGGATGTCGTAGGCAGGACACAAGTGGAAGCCATTATCGACGCAGGCAGGAGGTTGAACCTGTTATGTCCTCTGGATGGTGAATACAGGGTTGGGAGCAACTGGCATGAAACACATTGATGAGGTATGAACTATGGGTTCTTATACTGTAGCACTTTACCTCTTCTTTACACTCAAGAAGCTTTTCTTCCTACTTGTTTTAAGTGTTATCGGTTACATAGGCCTCAAGTTCTTGCATGTAGTCTCCAGTGTCATAGAAGAGGGCAGGGATGTTGCGTTTGAAGACATGTTTGATGCCCTAAAGAAGCCTTTGCTTGCGTTGTTCACCCTTCTTGGCGTCCTGTCCTTTATCCCAAAGAATCACGAGATGATTACTCTTGTTACGGTGGAGGCTGTGCAACGCGCTGCTACAACAGAGGAGGCCAAGGAACTGCGACAATTTGTCTTGAAAGAGCTAAAGATAAGGCTTGACGAGGAGTGATTTTCATGGTATAATGAAAGTGAGGAATGGGTGGAAAGGTGGTGATGTTAGCATGCTTTACAGACCAGCAGAACTAAGGCGTTTGGCCGTTGAGCTTGGAGAGCTGTATAGGGATGAGTCAAAGGTCATTGACCTTTATGTGGACAAAGTCCTGACAAGGCAGAAGGAGTATGTTGATTACCTTGAAAGGCACATTGAGGATAGACTAAGAACAGAACTTGTAAGGGAAGCAAACAATATTGCCAAATATTACGCAGAAATGAATGAACAAGTTCCCGAGGGTGTTGTGGTTAGTGCTAGTGTTACTTTTACCTATTCAGATATTAGTGATTTGTTCAGGAAGTTTAGGTCTGATTGGTATAACCTTGGCTTAAAGGCTCCCTTGATGAGGTTGGCTGATGTTACTAACGGGTCATTCGACATATCGCAATACGACTTGTATTACAACCTGTTCAGTTCGGTGGTGGCCCTTTACAAGAACAAACTTGAGTCCATGAATTACAGGTGTATTCTCAACAAGTCTCAAACAGAAATCATTTTGCGTGTTGAAACAAAGGAGTTGTGGTATGAGTGATGTTGCTATTCCAAAATGGTTTGTTGATAAAATGAAGGAGCTTGAGGGTGTGCGCCTTGAGTCCTATCGGGACCCTGTGGGGGTTTGGACGGTAGGTATCGGACACACGGCGGCGGCTGGACACCCTATTCCTGGACCAAACTTTCGTCTTAGGAGTGAACACGAAGCTGAGGTTATCTTCAAAAAGGACTTCCAGAACTTTCTCACAGATATCAAGAAGCATATTGAACCTCACATCTGGAACAAGATGACTGATGAGATGAAGCTGGCTCTCGGTTCCTTCGCGTTTAATGTTGGTGTAGGCAACTTCAAGAAGTCCACCTTGTTGCGCAAACTTAACGCAGAAGACTATGAGGGTGCTGGTGATGAGTTCAAGCGTTGGGTTTATGCAGGGGGACGTAAGCTTCCCGGTTTGGTCAAGAGGCGTGAGTGGGAGCGAGACCTGTTCATGTATGGTTATGACAAGATGATTAACGCGCCTGAGGAGGCGAGCATTCTAGAAGAGCAAAACAAGGTGGAACCTATTCCTGATGAAAAACCAAACCCGTGGATTGTTGGTATCCTGGGTTTCATCCTTGGTGTTGCAGCTTTCTTTGGTTACAGTGAAGGAGATATCCAATGGCTTTTGGAATTGGTGAACTGGGTTTCGTCGCTATTCTGATGCAGTTCATGATTGCTTCTGATGGCAGGTTCGATTTGAAATACACACCGGTTGGACCTTTCCCAGATTACGAAACATGCATGGTATTCAAGAAGATGAAGGATCGGCAACTGAAACTTAACAAGGATGGTTATGGTGTCGTCAAGTTCAAGGATGGCTCGATTCTGTTCATGAAGAGTTCTTGTAGGTTGAATCGATTTGCCAACGATGAGCGTGAAGGTTGATGGTTAACAAGAGGAGATAGAGATATGGCTAGTCAGAAGTATCTGTTCCGTGGCAAGGCTGTGTATCCAAAGGTGTTCAAGCCGGATGAGTATGGTGGTGTGAAGCGCTGGAAGATTGGCGTTGCTCTTGATGATGACTCTCTGCTGCTGTTCAAGAACACTGGTCTTAAGCTGAAGGTGGCTGATGTTGGTGAGTTCAAGAACGTGGTGAACTTCAGGCGTCCAACGGAGAAGATGATTAACGGAGAGCTTGTTGAGTTTGACCCACCCAAGGTTGAGGGTGTTCCTGATGGCGCTGCCATTGCTAATGGCTCCGAGGTGGAGGTTGTGGTTACCGTGTATGATACCCGCATGGGCAAGGGACATCGCCTTGAGTCTGTGAACGTTACTAAGCTTGTGGAATATGAAGGAGAGACGGAGCAGAGGCCAGCGATTATTACACCTGAAGACATCAAGAAGACTGGCGCAAAAGGCAAGAGCACCAAGGATTCTGGCGACATTAACGATGCTGTTCCGTTTTGAGGGTTGAGACATGATTGACACCAAGCGCTACAATGAGCTTATCGAGTGTGCGGCTGACAGCCGTATGAAGGACTTTGTTGATGTGCTCGTTGAAATCCTTAAGGATGAGGAGCGATTGATATGGCGCAGGCTTGAAACATGCAAGGATAGTAGTGAGGTGATGCGTCTTGCTGGAGAGAGCGTAGCTATGGGTAAGATGCGCAGGATGATTAACGATGCTATGGAGAGGGGTGCGAAACGAAGGATGGAGAGAGTAGATGATTGAGGAAGGGAGTGTAACGAACGAGGTGTTGAAGTGGGTGGAGTCTGAACGAAAGAATATATTAGAAGAGGAACGGAAACTCCTTGAGGAAATCCCTGAGAGAATCGGACATGTCTTGAAAGATGGCGTTGACTTTAACGATGAGCATAACAAAAGAGCCTTGGACAAGGCAGCCGAGGTTCTTAAGATAATCCTTGAGGAACGTCTTGATGCAGCCAAGAGATTGGAACAACGCAGAGGTTTGCGCCTTAGTGCTATTGGCACCCATTGTCCACGAAAGCTGTGGTTCTCTGTTAACAACCCTGATGCTGCCGAGGAGCTGGAACCAGAGGTTCGCCTGAAGTTCTTGTATGGTGATATCATTGAGGTGTTGGTGTTGTTCCTGCTTGAGCTGGCTGGTTACGAGGTGTCTGACCAACAGAAGGAGGTGGCGTTCGAGGGTGTTGTTGGGCACATTGATGCTATTCTTGAAGGTCGGTGTGTTGTTGATGTCAAGAGTGCTTCAACATTTAGCATGCGCAAGTTCAGGGATGGTATTTCAGACACCAACGACCCCTTTGGTTACAAGTCGCAACTCTATGCATATGCTAGTGCCTTGGACATGCCGTGTGCAGCCTTTATTGCCGTTGACAAACAGCACGGAAAAATAATTGTTGATACGCACAATGTAACAAAAAACGACACGGATGTCCTAAGGGAACGTATAGAGTTAATCAGGAACGTGTGCCAATCGCCAACACCGCCTCCTATCCCTTACAAGTTCCTGGGAAACACAAAAAAGCAGATACCTGTCGAGTGCCGTTATTGCCAGTTCAAGTTTGAGTGTTACCCAACACTGACTGTTTACCAGAAGTCTGACGGCTCCAAGGAATACTACCCATGTCCACAAAATAGGAAGAAGATACAGAACGTTACAAGGGAATTGAAAGAGAAGCTGTTGAGGGAGAAAAAGGAACGTGTCGAAAAAAGGAAGAGGCTCGCGCAAAAGAAAAAAGACCAAGAAGAATGAGACTAACAAGTGTGGGCCGCGCAACAAGTTTGAGGTCGTCGTGTATGACTGGTTGAAGCGCCGCTATGGAACAACCAACGTTGGTTACGAAACGCATAGAATCGAATATATCCTGGTCAAGGAATACAAACCTGATTTTGTGGTGAAGCTGCACGATGGCTCCCTGTTGTTTGTAGAGGCCAAGGGTTACTTTAGACCTGAGGACAGGAGAAAGATTCTTGCTGTTCTGAAGATGAATCCTGACCTGAAGTTTCTCATCGTGTTTCAGAAAGACAACAGGATAAGGCGCGGCTCAAAGACACGGTATAGCGACTGGTGCAAGAAACACGGTATTGACTACATCATATTGGACAAGGGATGAGACAAGATGAATACTAATCCTTTTAACCAGTTTCTGGATTACATCAACAAGGAAGGACGAAGGGACAAGGTGTCGTTCGTATTTGCGGAGCTTGAGGATGGCACTCAGTTGTCTTTTCCATTTGGAGACCCCACCATTACGTATTTTCAGCTTGGTATGGCCATGCGTAGTATCGAACAGAAGGTGCGGCTGGCAGAGCTTGATGTAACCGGGAGTGCCTGACATGAAGACGCATTTGTTTTTCACGGACACCCACATCGATGGACATTTTGACATGCGAAGGGTTGCGCGTCTTGCGACGCTTATCAAGAAGGTAAAACCGGATGTTGTCATTTGTGGTGGGGACCACTTCGATTTCCACTCTCTGAGTGATTTCAAGACACCATTTGACCCTAACACCTTTAAGGAGGAACTAGAGTATGGCCTCTACTGGTTGAACAGCTTGTGGCGGTCTGTTACTGCTACCAAGAAGAAGACTCCTGAGCGTGTATTTCTGTTTGGGAACCATGAGCACAGGTTGGACGCCTACCTTAACAAACACCCTGAGCTTGAGGGAGTCATTGGGGATGGCGTTCTGAAGAAAAAGCTCATGGAAATGGGGTGGCACGTTGTACCTTGGATTGGTGAAACACCCGGTTACAAGGAAATCGATGGTATCATCTACGCCCATTATATCACGTCTGGTGCCGCGTGCAAACCCATCAGCTCACAACATCTGGCTTCAGCCATTGCTGACCGCACCATGAAGAACACTGTCGTCGGGCACTCGCATCTTCTTGATGTTCACCACAGGTATTCGTTCGACGGCAAACCTGTTACTGTTGTTTCTGGTGGTTGCTATCTAGATCCTTATGAAATTGGTTGGGCAGGACAACACATGAAGCAATGGTGGAACGGTGTTATCGTTTTGCATGTGTATGAAAACGGTGCTATCGATGTGGATATGTGGAGTCATGAACGTATGGTTAGGGAGTTTGGAGATGGTTGAACAGGAGATTAACCTATGTGGACAAAGGAAAAAGTAGAGGAGTTGTTGGATACCAATGGTGTTTCATGGGATGAAGTTGTAGAGGTGCTTAGGCACATAGGATATATCAGGGTTCCTGTTGATTACGCTATCGAGGAGCAACTGGTTCTAGACTTTTTGGAGTTTGATGATGAATGAATTGTAGGAAAGCTGGTGTAACGATGAGCAGGGACGGTAACAGACAAGCCAAGGCTACAAGGCGCAAGAGGAACATCTATGCCAAGCTCCTGCGGGAGAACAGGGAATTCGTACAAAGTAGAATGGAAGGCAAGAAGAGAGCACCCAAGAGGCGCGGTAACAAGGGTAATCTGAAAAGGGAGCTTATTGACAATTTGTAAATTGATTTGGTGTTATGGCTAAATATGTGGATTTTCATAACTATAAGTCTCTTCTTGAAGACACACGCGAGGTAGTCGGTGTTCTTTTATGATGACAAATGCTTTAGTAGTGTTACCGCCATACTCTCAAAAAGTCATTTGACTAATGACACACATTATTCTTAAGAATAACAGGAAGGAGTGATGATGGTGTTCCGTTCTGACATGAAAGTAAAGCTTGTTGACTACCACGGTGATGACCTTCTTGTTGTCAATGCTGCCCGTGCCTCTTTCGCCAAGCGTAGTCAGTGGTGTTATGAGGAAGGACAGGGCTGGGTTGTTGATTATGAGGACGGGGAGATTGTGTACTTGCGCGAGGTTGACAACCTGAAAGCACTATGTGAGAAGGACAAGCGATTGGTTCGTTACCTCGCCAAGCATAACCACTGGACTCCGTTCGGGCACCCTCACGTTACATTCAACTTTGAAATCCCTGTGTTTGTAGCCCGTCAGTTGATGCGCCACAATGTGGGTATCGTATGGAACGAAGCATCTCGTCGCTATATCACTATCGAACCACAGGTGTATTGGCCCAAAGAGTGGCGCAGCAAACCAGAAGGTAACATCAAACAGGGTTCAGGCGCTCCCATGGAGCTTGACTTCAAGACAGAGGACATCATAAAGGGTCTTGTCAAGGAGGTCGTTGCATGGTATAATGAACTTGTAGAAGAGGGTGTAGCTCCTGAGGTTGCCCGTTCTATCCTTCCTGTTGGCCACTACACCTATATCTACGGCACTGGTTCTCTTTACGCATGGTTCAGGGTGTGGAAACTGAGGGCAGACAATCACGCACAAAAGGAAATCCAGGAGGTTGCAGAGCAGATTGATGACTTCATGAGCGTGTTGTATCCTGTGTGTTGGGAGGCACTGAAGGAGTATCAAGGTAATTAAGGATTGGCCATGAGTATTGACACCAATTACGACAAGGTTGTAGAGTTCAACGAGCGTATGGAACAGCTTGAGGATTTTGGTCTATATTCGCGCCTAATCGGTGAGGAATACGTAGAGTTTGTAGAAGCCATGACCAACTTTTGTTGCGACATGGGGGACCTTGACCTTGAGACCAATCTTCTTAAGGAGGCTGTAGACCTTCTTTATGTAACCTACGGTTTCCTGTGGGCGATGGGGTATGATGCAGACAAGCTGTTTGACATTGTGCATAAGAGTAACATGAGCAAGTTGGGACCTGGTGGCAAACCTCTCAAGGATGAAAAAGGAAAGGTGCTCAAAGGTCCTAACTACAAACCAGCTCTTGATGGTATCAGGGACTACATTATCGAACAGAAGAAAAAATATTACAGGGATTAAAAATGGCCGATTTCATTATTACAGTTAATATCAAGGAAGGGGACAAACGCAAGGAAACCTTGTTGGTTCATGAGCGAATTTCTGACAGTCCTGCGCTTGTCGACAAGGCTACGCTATCCAAGTTCCACATGTCGTATGACCCTCTTGTTTTCTCTGAAGATGAGATTCAGGATGTCGTGAGCAATATTCATAACGAGCTAGAGGAGAGTGGCTACGAGTTTGATATTGAGGTGGTGGAGTTGAAGAATGACGAGCAATAACAAGAATCCGTTCCGTAATAACCTTGGCAAGGCTATCTTCGAGGCCAAATACAAACACGATGGGTGTGAAACGTGGGATAGGTTGGCTCGAACATTGGCTGATGATATCGTGAAGGGGGCAGGTGAGCGTTCAGGTGTCAACCTTGATTCTCTTGCTGATGCGGCCTACGAGATTATCCGGGACATGAAGTTCATCCCAGGTGGTCGATACCTCTACTACGCAGGCAGACCAAAGAAGTTTATCCAAAATTGTGCCCTGTTGAGGGCTGAGGAGGATACACGTGAAGAGTGGGCGGGACTTGCGAACAGGGCGATGTTGTGGTTGATGTCTGGCGCTGGTATTGGTGTTGACTATAGTGTGTTCCGTCCATCTGGTGCTGTGCTTGCTTCAACTGGTGGTATTGCCTCTGGTCCCATCAGCGTGATGCACATGATTAACGAGATAGGTCGCAACGTTATCCAAGGAGGCACCAGGCGCTCGGCCATCTACGCATCTCTCAACTGGCAGCACGGAGACATTGACAAGTTCCTTGTGGTGAAGGACTGGGACAACATTCCTGTGGCTGGTACTGATGGTAAGACTGTTGGCGACCTGAAGAAGGCAGACTTTGATTACATTGCTCCTCTTGATATGACCAACATCTCTGTTAACTACGACACAAAATGGCTTATGGATTACATGAAAACAGGGGACGTTGGTGAGGTGTTCCGAAAGAACGTGGAAATGGCCATGCGTAACGGTGAGCCTGGGTTCTCGTTCAACTTCTTTGACAAGGAAAGGGAGACCCTTCGCAACGCCCCTGTTTCAAAGCACACACGTGTTCTGGTTACCGATGATGATGGTATCAATTGCTACTACACGAAGGTTGCCGAGATTGTCAACAAGGAAGTTACGGTGTGGACAGGCAAGCGTTGGGCCAAGACCGTGTTCCGCAAGACCAAGGATGATGCACCATGTGTGCGGGTAAACCTTAGCAACGGCAGGTACATTGTCGCAGACGTGGAGCACCCGTTCTTTGTTGGCACTTCCATGGAGAACTTCAAGCGTGTTCCTGCTGGTGAACTCAAGGTTGGCGACAAGCTGGTCTCTGTGTATCCAGGCACCACCGATTATGTCATGGTGAAGGTAATGGGTGTTACGGAGGTCCCCAACGAGGATGTCTATTGTTGTGATGTTGGTGTTTCTGAGCATTCGTTCATGGCTGAGGGTGTCATCATCTCCAACTGCACAGAGGTAACCAGCGAGGACGATAGCGACGTTTGTAACCTTGGTTCCATCAACCTTGCGAACATCGACAGTGTCGAGGAATTCAAGAACATTGTAGAGGTAGCGACTGCGTTCCTGCTGTGTGGTTCCATTGTTGGTGATATGCCTTATGAACGGGCGTATGTGGTGCGTGAAAAGAACAGGCGTGTTGGTCTCGGTCTTATGGGCGTACACGAGTGGCTACTCAAGCGCGGTTACCGGTATGAATGGAACAACGAGTTTGAGCAGTGGATGAGTGTGTGGAAGGGAGTTAGTGATTATGCCGCGCGCAAGTGGTCCTCGTTCCTCAACGTGAGTGAGCCTGTTGGTAAACGTGCCATTGCCCCGACAGGAACCATTGGCATGTTGGCCGGAACCACTACTGGTATTGAACCCGTGTTTGCCGTGGCCTACAAGAGGCGCTACCTCAAGAATAACAAGAGGTATTACCAATACAACGTGGACAGTGTGGCTCAATACCTTATCCATGAGCTTGGGCTTAAACCTGAGGATATCGAGACAAGCCACGACTTGGCTATGGACCCTGAAAGGCGCATCTCGTTCCAGGCCAGCATTCAGCGTTATGTCGACATGGCTATAAGCTCCACCCTTAACCTTCCTTATTGGGGTTCAAAATACAACAACGAGGATAAGGTAGATGAAATGGTGAACATCGTAGCCAAGTATGCCAAGGATCTTAGAGGTTTGACGTTCTACCCTGATGGATCTCGTGGTGGCCAGCCGCTCGTTCCTGTGGATTACAGCGAAGCGGTGGAGAAAATCGGTATAGAGTATCTGGAAGAAAACATGGAGTATAACGACGCTTGCAAGGGAGGTGTTTGTGGTGTTTAAGAGTGGCCGAGAAGTTGTCGAAGACCGTGATACTCGTTACAAAGGTGGTTATAGCTCAAGGGCTACTGTCTCTCAGAAGATGAAGGAAGTTGTGAGGGAAAGCACCTATTGGGGCGAGTTGTCCTATGTGGAGAAAGAAGCTGTTGACGAGATAATCCGCAAGCTGGCGCGTATTGTTGGTGGAGAACAGGACAGGTATGACAGTTGGGTTGATGCCGCTGGTTATGCACAGTTAGTCCTGAGAGAGAAAATAAAGGATATGAACATAGAAGAATAACGGCACATGATTTACCAGATTATGGTTTAGAACTGACGAAAGAGGCTGAGAAGCGGGGACTATATTACATTCGTGGTTACCTCGGCGTTCCGTCTGCTGTGGTTTAATTGAATAAACAGAAGGTATCGATATGGAGAACATCAAGGATTTTGTAGAGAATATCACCGATGGTGATGCCCCGGAGAGCGTAGAGAACAACCTCAAAGAAAGTAACCTGCTTGTATACAAGGTCAAGGAGTTTACGCTCAAGGATAAAAAAGACCATGTCGCCGTGATGCGCTCTGTCATGGAGGAGTTGTTTAACGTTCTTGAGGAGGAAGCTCCTGGTTGTCAGGGTGGCATTGTCGTGATCCCTCATGAGGACTTCATGGGTGGTTCAGTTATCCTTTATGTGGACGAAGAGGAATTCAACAGCAAGAAGAATAAGGATAAACCTGAACCGAAGCCAAAGAATAAAAGGAAGAAGAGCCAGAAGTAATTGAGCAATAAGAAAACCCCCAGGCTAGCGCCTGGGGGTAAACTTTTGGTCCCACATCTGTTGTGCTATTTACCATACTTCTTGTAAAGACGATTAAGGAAATTTTTCCAAAACTTTGGAGTTGAGCCACTTTTCTTTGTACTGCCCCATGTAACAGGCTTACCACCTTTACCTGCAGAGTCGATGTGTAGGGTCCCTGACCTATAGAAACCAAACCTGCGATAGCCCCTTTTGAACATCTCCTCAATGAAGCGCATCTTTTCTTTTGTGTTTTTGAAATACCAACTAGGGATGTCTATAGCTTTACCGTGCCTGTGTTGAGAACGCTTTACTCCACCAGCATCCTTGTTCACCGTGTCATCCCTTACAAGAGATGTAACAACAAGGTTTGGTTTACCCAAGGTCTTGGCTGCTTGCAAGGCGTCCTTCAACGGGCTTTTTCGCATTGCCACAGGTAACGTCGCTACATAGTATTTTGTTTTCCACTGAGGACTTAGCTTCTCGCCTTGCAAACCAGCAATAACTAACTGAATACCGTCAACATCACCGACAGCAATACGCCCATTTTTTCTGAACCTGAATTGATAATATTTGTTACCAACCTGTGTGTAAACAGAATCTCCCTTGAACTCAGACGCAAATTTGTGTGCTCTCTCAAAAATCTTTGGTTCATTCTTTTGAGCTATGATACGCTGGATATCCTCGGTGGGTTTTTCTCTAGGAATGGGGGCGTTAGGGTCGGGTGGACCAAGTTCTATGAGTTCAGATTTACGTTTCAGTCTTGGGGGATTCTTCGGAGGAAACTCTGGGTAATACCCTTCACGGCGTGGATTGTTTTTAAGGTATTCGTCAAGAGCCTGTTTCAACTCCTCTCGTTTCTGTGCCTGTTGTTGGATTTGTTCTTCGGGACGTGGTCTTGGAGTTTGGGCGGCGTTTTGCCTTTGGATATCGAACTCTGGTTTGGTGTTGACTGGAACAGTGGCCACATTGTTTATCTCCAGGAGCATCTGAGTAGCTTTCTGCGGGTTGACACCCAGCAAACGGAGAGGCTTGGTAATTTCATCAATGGTTTGTTGCACTGTGGGGATAAACCTATCGACTGTAAAGTTTCCTTTAGTTGGTTGGTCTGTTCCTTTATAACTCCAATCAATCCTGCCCTTTTCATCTACGGTGATTTCACCGCTCTGCTGCCACTCCTGAAGCATACCAATCTTGTCTCTGTAGAGAACACCAGCATTACCCAGCACCCACCTGGCGTATTGTTCCTTTGCCCCAGGGATTTCGTTCTCCAACTCTGCCACAGCCTTGCGCACGCTTGTGGAAATCATCCTCTTGAAGAACGCCTCTCTATCCTTGGGGTCAATACGAGACAGAATGTTTTCGTCCTTGTTGTTGAAGAACACTATGAAAGCGTTGCGTTTGGCCCTTGGGTCAACACCTTTACCCGTTAGCGTCTTGTAGAGAGTATCAATGAGGACGTTGGAAGCCACCGTTTTATCAGGTCCATCAATCTTTTCGTTCACCGCCTTGAGTACTTCGCTGAGAGCCTTGGGTTCCTTGACAGTGTCTCCATCCAAACCGAGAGCATCACTAATTTCACTGGCGGTCAGGAACTTGTTGGCTTCATCCATGAACTTCTTGTACATATCTGGGTTGCGGGTGAACACGAACTTGACGGCTTCCTGACCTGCGATTTCCCTAAGCGTGGCGATTTTCCTCATGGTTGGCAGAGCTACTGCTTCCATCTTGTTGTTGAGCATGAGGTTTTCCCACATCTTGGCGTTAGCCTTGAGAAGTGAGAGGTCGCCACCTGATTGAGCCACAGGTTTTACAATGAATTCATCGAAGGTCTTGACAGAGTCCTCCACAATCTTCTTTACCTCTTCAGTCCCAAGAACCTGCGCCATACTCTTTCCGTTCTCCCCAGGAGTAAACATGAGTTGCATGAGGCTTGAACGGAACTGAGACTTAAGGGCGTTGACAGTGGTTACCAACTTCTGGTGTTCTTCTGGGGTTACCTTGGCGTCTGCCCCTACCTGCTCCAACAAGTCGAAGTAGTTTGTCTTGGCATTAAGAACAGATTGGGTAAAAAACGAAGACATGTGTTGGGAAACAAGCTCCTTGGCCGTGGTCTGGACTTCCTCCTTGGACAGCTCTCCCAGCTTGGCTTTAAGCTCCATTTTGGTCTTCATGTAGTCAATTTTACCACGCTGGTTGATAAGAGACAGGAGCAGACCTTGATATTGCATTTGCTTCGTCGGGTCTGTTTCCCGCAGTATATTGGCTATGGTTTCGTTATCCAGAACACCTTTGTTGGCAGCCTGTTTTAGAAGCTTGAAGGTCTCCTTCTGTATTTCAGCTCCTGCTTCTTCACTAGTTTCAAGTTGCTTGAAGTATTCCCTCTGCAACACATTGGCAGGCTTGACACCCATGACACGAGAGGTAACACTATCAATGACTTCTGTATAACCAGGATACTTCCTCTTGGCGTCTTTCACGATGGTGTGGGCCTTGAGCCAATACTCAACCTCGGACATCTTACCCTGTTTCATGGCGTTAGCCGCACCACCAAGGTTCTGTTCAAGCTCCTTGATGAGACCTTCCTGCAAACCTGTGAGAGTCTGCTCTGTTTCCCTCTTGGCGGAAATGGCTTGTAGTTGGTCAAGGGCATCG